TTCCACAATTCGACACATCGAAAGTGACGAATATGCAGTTCATGTTCAACAGTTGTAAAAACCTCGAAGAAATCCACATGATTAACATCAATGCGAGCCTTTACATTGGGCCTTCCACGAAATTCACCCGTGAGGCATTGCTCGAAATCATCGGAAACCTCAAAGCCCAAACGAGCGGAAGCAAGACACTCACGATGGGGTCTACGAACCTAGCGAAATTAACTGACGAGGACAAGGCTATCGCAACGAACAAAGGATGGACATTGGCATGATTTACAACGAAAGGACAAGGGGGCTATCCCCCAAAAAGGGCTATGCCCTGAAATCGCTGGACGGGGAATTGCTCTCCGACCACGAGATATTTATCGGGAAGTTCTTGAAGCCTAGCGACTTCGAGGAAATCACGATGGAAGAATACGATAGATTACTAAAAGAGCGAGAGGAGAAGGAAAATGCCGACCGACACTAAATTGAATAACTTGGTGATAAACTATTTGACCCAAGCGCAATATGACGCAATCGCCACACCGAACGAGAACGAATTGTACCTGACCCCCGATTCCTCAGCCCGATACAAGCACGTGGTGAACCTCACCTTCGAGGAGGCTGGGGTCAAGAAACTCTCCGCCCTATTCACGGGGTACAACTCATCGAACGAGCCTGTCACCACCTACGAAAAACTCACCAAACTATTCGGGGGAGAGACGCTAGAACTCCACGGGAAGGTGATTGTCGATGGAACGGTACGAGACACGAAGTACCTAGACTTGCACGGTGGAGGAACGAACACCGACAACATCGCCTACTACGTGGGAACGGGGAACAACCCATTGGCATTGGTCACGATAAACCTAGACCAATTCAATGGATTGACGATTGCCGATGATTGGTGCTTGCCGAAGTAGACGATCCAGCTGAGAAAACAAGAAATGCCATACCCCCTTTGGGGGTATGCTTTTCTTTTTTGTAGAGGCCTGTAGAGGACTTTGGCCTTTTATAAAAACCATTTGAAAAAACATATAAATAAAAAAGGTTTTGCGAAAACGAGAAAGTCCTCATGGAAAAGCCCGAAAACCGAAAAGTACCCTATACATAGTATAGGGTAAGATTGCCATGACACCCCATGAGGACCTCTACGCAAACCTCTACGGAAATAAAAAAAACGTTACAAAATGGCAAGAATCGCTTATCATGTGGGCGACCCCGAAAAGGGAAATCGGGGGAATCGAGGGAAATGGAGGGAAATACCAAATGAAAAAAGCATTGCTGATCGCGCTTCTGGCGCTCCCGCTCATGGGATGCGCCAAGCCGACAGCGCAGGCAGGCGCATCGGACGGCATCGAGTGGAGGACCGACGCGCAGAGCATCACCGTGCTCGCGAACTCGGGCTCGACCATTACCTACGCGACCTACTTCCCGATCAAGTGGGCCTACGAGGAGCCGGCTCTCTACGTGGTCGACGAGAAGTCGAGCCGCGAGTTCTACGGCGTCGCGTTCGAGGTCGTGCTGAAGGGGGCGGAAGATGCCGGAAGATGAGCGCACCGTCGCCATAGTGGTGGGCGTGGCATCGGTGATCCTGCTCGGCTCGGCCATCGTCGCCCTTTTGGTCGGAATCAATAGGAGACGTTAAAAATAACTTTACAAATGATTAAAGGCGCTTTATAATCGTGCCTAGAAAGGAGGAAGGATGCTCGACAAGGAAGGATTCGCCAAGGCGGTTCGCGTGAAGCGAGCCGAGCTCGGGATGTCCCAGGGCGGCCTGATGGCCAAATCGGGGGTGTCGCGGGTCACCATCAGCCACATCGAGAACGGCGATGGGAGGTTCTCCGAGGAGTCCGCGAGGGTCGCGGAGGCGCTCGGGATAAAGTTCTCGGACTACATCGTGCTTTGAAAACAGAACCAAAAGGAGGATAAGCAATGATCGTGAAGCCAAGGGAGATGGACTTCTCCAATAAGAAGATATCGATGATCGTGGCGGGATTGCCCGGCATCGGGAAGACGACTCTGGCGCTCAGCGCGCCGAAGCCGCTCCTCATCGACCTCGACGGGGGCGTGTCCCGCGTCGAGGCCAAGTACCGCGCCGACACCATGGAGGTGGCGACCTACGCGGAGCTCAAGGACGAAATCAAGAAGGAGGACCTGTCGGCCTACGAGACCGTGGTCATCGACACGGGAGGCAAGCTCTTCGAATTGATGAAGCCCTACCTCATCGCCCAGTCGCCCAAGAACGGAAAGGCGGACGGGTCGCTCAGCCTGCAGGGATACGGGGCGGCCAAGCGCGAGTACGGGGCCTTCGTCGACTCCGTGAAGGCGCTCGGCAAGAACCTCGTCCTCGTGTTCCACGCGTCGGAGGTCACGCTCGACCGCGACGAGGGGACGACGGGCCTGCGCATCCGCATCGAGGGCGGGACCCGCGACGAGATTTGGGACGACATGGACCTCGGGGCGTTCATGGAGATAAAGGGCGGAAAGCGCACGCTCGGGTTCTCCAACTGCGACCGCTACTACGCGAAGGGCACGCACGGGATCCACGGTGTCTACGAGGTGGACGATTTGTCCGCAGGCGGGAAGAACGACTTCCTCGCGCGGCTCTTCGACTCCGTGCGCGACGAATTGAACAAGGAGTCCGCAGAGGCCAACGAGTACCGCGAGGCCATGACCATTAAGCCGGAAATCGAGGCGTGCGGGGACGCGGAGTCCCTGACCAAGTTCCTGAAGGACGTGAGCGCGTCCAAGGGGGCCCTGACGAGCAAGTCCGAGCTCAAGCACGCCATCGCCAAGAGGGCGAAGGAGCTCGGGCTCGCATACGACGCCAAAGCGGGGGCGTTCGCCCCATGCGCCATCTCGTGACGCCGTCCCTCCTCAACTCGTGGAAATACGTCTATGAGTCGAGGAGGATCCTGGCCGCCTCCCGGGGCGACTGGGACGAGGAGACGATGGACGCGGCCGAGGAGAGGGCGATGGCGGACTTCCGCAAAGCCCTCTCCAGGGAAAGGGAAGCGCCGAGCCCCGCCATGCTCAGGGGGATGGAGTACGAGGACGCCACCTACAGGGGCGAGACCGACTGCTCCCCCATCGTGGAGGGCGGGGCGTTCCAGATAGTAGGGACGAAGAAAGCGACCGTGATGGGTGAGGACTACCTCCTCTACGGGAGGCTAGATTGCCTCAAATGCGGAATGGTCTACGACATCAAGCGCGTGTCCCATTACGAAGCCGGGAAATACAAATGGAGCGCCCAGCACGGCTTCTACCTGACCCTCTTCCCCGAGGCTTGGGGGTTCGAATACCTCGCCTTCGACGGGAAGAGGCTCCACAGGGAGAGGTACTGGCGCGACGAGTGCAGGCCCACCGAGGCCGAGATCGCGGAATTCGCCGCGTGGCTCAAGCTGAACGGCTTATGGGCCGAATACGAAGATAAATGGAAATCCAGGGAGGATTAGAATAAATGCCATACACATACAGCGCCGCGGAAGGCGCTCAAAGCGACCTCGCCCCCGTCAAGGACGGGGACTACGAGGCCACTGTCGAGAGGATGGGGGAGCGCATCACCAAGAACGGCTCGCGCTCCATCTCCATCCAATTCAGGATCCGCTCCGACGTGGAGCAGGAGGAGAAGGGGCGGGTCGTCTTCGACGACATCTGGGCCGAGAAGGACCACCCCGAATACTACAACCGCCGGAGAATCAACCAACTGCTCGGAGCGTTGAAATGCCCCGAGGGGATGGAGTTCCAATCGGCCTCCGACGTGGCCCAGTGGTGCACGGGAGGGCAGGTGATCGTGGACGTCCGCAACGAGGAGGACGAATGGCAGGGCGAGAAGAAGACCCGCACCCGCGTGAAGTTCTACATGCCGACGAAGCACGGCCCGAAGGCGCTCAGCGCCCCCGAGTCTCAGGGAATAGAGATATTGTCCGATGACGACCTGCCGTTCTAGGCTGGATTTGGACGGTGTACAAAAAAATGGGGAAGCGCTCGCTTCCCCATTCGACTCATGGAGGATATCATGAAGTCAATCTGCGCGTCGGTGGAGAACCAAGCCACCGACGAGGCCATTATATGGCAATCCGCAAAGAGGAGCAAGAACCATGAAATACGATTATTCCAGGATCCCCGAGGGGATGAGGCGCGAGGAGCGCTGGGTGCTTTGGAGGAAGGTCATGCGAGACGGCAGGGCGACGAAGATGCCCATCGACGCGAGGACCGGCCTCGGGGCGAAGAGCAACGACCCGTCAACGTGGCGGGCGTTCGACGAGGCCATGCAGAGGTGCGACGCGCTCGGGTGCGACGGGCTCGGGTTCATGCTCGGGGACGGCTTCTTCGGCGTGGACATCGACCACGCGATGGGGGACGAGGGCCTGATATCGGAATTCGTCGATTCCCTCAAGTCATACTCCGAGGTCTCCCAGAGCGGCGAGGGGATCCACATCATATGCAGGGGATCGCTCCCAAAGGGGGCGAGGCGAAAGGGCAACGTCGAGATGTACGACTCGGCGCGCTTCTTCGCGCTCACGGGGAGCATATACAAGGGAATGGATTCCCTGTGCGACGACGCGACGGAGCAGGCAAGAATGCTTTGGGAGAAGCACCTCGCGCCAAAACCGTCCCCATACGTGTACTCCAACCCCCGCCCCCAGCCCGTCGCGGTCGCGCGCCCATTGACGGACGCGGAGCTGATCCGCAGGGCATCGGAGGCCTCAAACGGGCAGGCATTCCTATCGCTATACCAAGGGAAGATGGACGGATACGACTCCCATTCGTCCGCGGACATGGCGTTCTGCTCCATGCTCGCGTTCTGGAGCAACGGCAACGCGGAGCAGATGGACCGCATCTTCCGCCAGTCGCTCCTCATGCGCGACAAATGGGACCAGATGCGCGGGGACAGGACCTACGGCCAATTGACCGTCCAGAAGGCGATATCGACCTGCCACGACTTCTACGAGGGCAAGGACGAGGGGCTCTACTACGACCCGAACACGGGCGAGGTGGCGCAGAGGCGGAAGGAATACTCCACCGACGACACGGGCAACGCCCAGCGCTTCGTGGACATGTTCGGGTCCGACCTCCGCTACAACTGCTCCGACGGGTGCTGGATGATATGGGACGGCAAGCGGTGGCGCGCGGACGACACCCAGAAGGTGAAGAAGTACGCGGACGAGATGCTGCGCGTCATGAAGCGCGAGGTCTACCAGGAGCAGGACGAGAAGATGCGCGACGCGCTGATGAAGAACGCCAAGCGCGTGGCGAGCTCGGCCGGAAAGGAGGCCATGCTCAAGGAGGCCCAGCACATCGGGGCGATGCCGACGGTCAACGGGGACTACGACAAGGACCCTAGCCTGCTCAACTGCGGGAACGGCGTGGTCGACCTCAAGACGGGCGAGCTCCTCCCCCACCGCAGGGAGTACATGATGAGCAAGGTCGCGGGATCCGACGTCGACTTCAAGGCCGATGCCAGGGAATGGGAGAAGGCGCTCGACGGAATCTTCCAGGGCGACAAATCGATGGTCGACTACATACAGAAGGCCGTCGGGTACACCCTCACCGGCGAGACGAGGGAGCAGTGCTTCTTCCAGTGCTACGGCGACGGGAGCAACGGCAAGAGCCTCTTCTTCGACACCGTGTACGCGATAATGGGAGAGTACGCCATCAACGCTCAGGTCGAGACATTCCTCGCCAGGGGAGGGTCGTCCAACGCCTCGAACGCCACCCCCGAGATAGCGAGGATGGACGGGATGAGGTTCGTCCGCACCTCCGAGCCGGGGGAGGGTTCGCGGTTCAACGAGGGACTGCTCAAGGAAATCACGGGCGGCGGCACGGTCACCGCGAGAAAGCTCTACGGGAAGCCGTTCGATTTGCGCATCCGCATCAAGCTGTGGATAGGCACGAACTACAAGATCGTCGTCCGCGGCACGGACAAGGGCATCTGGCGCCGCCAGAGGCTCATCCCGTTCAACGCGACGTTCGAGGGCAAGAACGACGACAAGGGCCTAGCCGACAGGCTGAGGGCCGAGTACCCCGCCATCCTCGCCTGGGCAGTCAGGGGCGCGATCAAGTGGCGCTCCGAGGGCCTCGAGATGCCAGAGGCCGTCAGGAAGGCCACGGACGAGTACCGCACCGAGATGGACATCGTCGAGAGCTTCTGCCGCGACTGCGTGGAGAGGGTTCAGGGCGCGATGGTCTCCGCAAAGGAGGTCTTCGCCGCCTACCGCAGGTGGGCCAAGGACTCCAACGAATGGGACGGCATGACCCAGCAGAAGTTCGGGACGCAGATGGGCAAGAAGTTCAAGAAGAAGCTCGTGGCCGGCTACGTGAAGTACGCGGACTGCCGCCTCAAGCCCGACCCAGCGCCCTACGTCTCGGGTGGCTACCGATGAGGAGCTCCGCGAGCAAGGGGGCCTTCAAGGAGGCCCTCCGCGACGGGCGGTTCGGGGAGGACGTCTCCAAGCGCCCGAAGAAGAGGAAGAACGTCAGGGCGCGCACCGTCCTCCTGCCGAGGGAGGTGGCCGCGGCCTACGACGCGATGGCGATAAGGCTCGGCAGGACGGCCCAGCACTGGATGCGCATCGACATGGAGAGAGGATGCCTCGCCAGGGGCGGGAAGGAATGGGATTGCGATGGGAAATGAGGAGATAGGGAGGAAATGCGAGGAGCTGGTCGCCCGATTCCTCAGCGAGAAGCGCGGCGGGTTCGCCCACGTGTTCGCCGGCAGGAACGGTGGCCAGCAGCCATGCGACATAGTCTCGATCGGCCGGGACGGGATCGGCGTCCTCGTGGACGCGAAGCACTGCTCGCGGGGCAAGCTGACCCCCGGGATGGTCCAGCCTAACCAGATAACTGCCTTCTCGATGATGGGGGCCGAGGGGATAAGGTGCTACTTCGCCTGCGTGGACAGCGAGATGGGCATCCACATGGTTCCCGCCGAGGTCGTATTGGAAAACGTAAAAAGGAACAAGCCGACCGAAATCGGCGGATGGGGGAGCGAGATATGATGCATTCGGAGATTGGAGCGTCCTTGATAATCGGGGACGCGACCAGCGAGGCCTTCGCGTGGGCGGAGGAGAACCTCACGCTCAAGAACCCCGAGTACGCGAAGAAGGAGCGCATGGGGCTGTGGCTAGGCAACACGCCCAAGGAGATAAGGCTCTACTCGGTCTCGGGGCCGAACCTGATCCTGCCGTTCGGCGTTCTCGAGGAGGCGTGGAAGGCTCTCGGATTGGGGAAGCGCCCCTACGAGCTCGACTTCGCCCCGTGGCGAGCGATTTCGCTGAAGGGCGGGCAATCGCTCTACCCCTACCAAGAAAATGCCGTGGATGCCATGATGAAGGCCAAATGCGGGGTGCTCGTCGCACCGTGCGGGTCGGGCAAGACCCAAATGGGCCTGACCCTCATCCAGAGGCTCGGCGGGCGCGCCCTATGGCTGACCCACACTCAGAAATTGCTGAAGCAGAGCGAGGAGAGGGCCAAAAAGCTCTTCCCAGGCATCCGATGCGGTGAGGTGACCGAGGGGAAATGCGAGTTCGGGGAGGATATCACGTTCGCCACGGTCCAGACGATGAGCAAACTGGACCCATCGTCCTACAGGGAAGAATTCTCCGTGGTCGTCTGCGACGAATGCCAGCACGCGGTAGGGAGCCCAACGCAGGTTAGGATGTTCTACCGAGTGGTCGGCAACTGCGCCTGCCGCCATAAGTACGGCCTGACAGCAACCCCGAAGAGGCAAGACGGCCTTACCCCCGCGATGCACGCCCTGCTCGGGCCCACCGCCCACGAGGTGACGGATTCCGAGGTCGGGGCGAGGATCGTCAAGGCGAAACACATCCGCGTGAACTACGATAGGAACTATTCTCCGTGGACGTACTGCTCGACCGACGGAACGGTCGACTTCGCGGCCCTGACTAGCGCCATCTGCTCCGACGGGGCGAGGAACGCGCTCATCGCCTCCAAGGTGGCCGAGAGGTTCGCCGAAGGCGGGAGGAGGCAATTGGTGCTCACCTCGAGGGTGGAGCACGCGAAGGCGCTGGCCGAGACGATCCCCGGGGCGTCCCTCTGCGTGGGGAGAATCTCCGAATCCAAGAGGGACTACGGAGCCCCCGTCATCGTGGCTACCTACGCATTGGCCAAGGAGGGGCTCGACATCCCCGACCTCGACGCGGTGCACTTCGCCACGCCCATCAAGGACCCGATAGCGGTCAGGCAGTCGGCGGGCAGGGTCGAGAGGGCGAAGGATGGGAAGATGGCGCCAGTCGTCTACGACTACGTGGACGAATCCATCCCCTACTGCGTGAGGGCCTACCAAAAAAGGAGGGCGATTTTGAAATGACCCCTTCACAGAATGAAAACAATCGCTTATCATATGGGAGGTGGGAAAAAATCCCACATAACGGGGAAACCCGAAGGAGAACCAACAAAATGACGAAAAAGGGAAGCGTGGGCGAGGAACTGTACGCGCTATACTTCGCGATGGTCCGCGAGGCGGACGCGCTGAAGGCGAAGCGCCGGTTCGTCGCCGACTCGGCCGGCGAGGCCAACTCCTCGCTGAAGGAACTGGAGGGCCGCGAGGCGGCTCTCCGCGAGTGGGCCGAGTACGTGTGGGGGCGCAAGCTCGCCATCGACGTGATGGAGGCCCTCGATGAGGGGAAGCGGAAATGACGGTCGACGGGTACTGGGAGGCCGAGCCCATCGGGAACGGCTCGCGCTGGGTGCTCACCAACGCGTTCAACGGCCGCAAGGTCGAGTGCTCGAAGGCGTACGTCCGCCTTCTTGAGAAGGGGGAGGCCAGCGTGTCGAAGCTGATCCACGCGCGGCTGTTCTCCGAGGGGAAGCCGAGCGACTTCTCGCAATGGGGGGCGTACGTTTTATGAGGAAGCCGAGGAATATGGACTCGGCCTACCGCCTGGTGGTCGAGCTCCGCGGGAGCGGGACGAGGGAATACGACTTCGACCTGCTCTCACCGTGCGCGGAATGCTTCCGCGACGCGCAGTCGCACCCGTTCGAGTTCCGCGGGGCGAGGATTTTGGAAAGGAACGGGGACGGGTCCTACTCCGAATTGGACTCTTGGAGGTTCGAGTGATGGAATACGCGATAACGGTCAGGGACGCGGGCGGAAGCGAGGTCGCCCGCTTCCGCTACGCCCCCAAAAGCGGGGGAGGGGTGGCGAGGCTCCGCCAAATCCTCTTCTGCTGCCTGATGGCGGCTTTGACCACGTGCGAGAAGGATGGGCTGAAGGACTGCTCCATCTCCGTACCGAACGCCATCATGGACAGGGTCGGCAAGGCCATGGGCAAGCAGATGCCGGCCGAGACGATCTACGGGATGAGGGCCGACTGGATCCCTAATTCCGGGATGGGGGAGCGCGCGTGAAGGCCGTGTTCGCCTCCAAGCGCATCGACGCGAAGGGCAGGGTCGTCCTGCCCAAGCGCGTGCTCGAGGAGCTCGGGGCGGCCCCAGGCGACTCCGTGGAATTCCTCGTCGGCAACGGCAGGGCCACGGTCAGGAAATCGGGGAAGAAGCAATGAAAAAGAATAAAGCGCCTTTACAAAAAGCAAAGGGCGCTTTATTATTTACGAAAAGGAGGAATCGCGATGGGAGCGTTCGAGGAGATGAGGGAGGCCAAGGCCGAGATGGACTACCGCCGAAAAGTCGGCGGGTTCGGGTACAAGCAGGCCAAGAGGCACTACGAGAGAGTCCGCCGGAGATTCGAGGCGGAGAGAAGGAGGACGAAAAATGATCGATGAGATGAACGAGACGGTTTCGCGGATTGGGAAGGCGAGGTACCAGGCGATGGCCCGCCCAGCGATGCACTGGGCGAACCCCGTCATGGAGGAGGGTGCCACTGTTCAGGCCCTGTTCTGGAGGAGGGCCGACATCATCGGTATGGAGACCTGCTTCGTGATGGAGATGACGGCGAACGAATGGAGCGTGGTCGCGCGTAAGCACAACCGCAGGGTCCTCCGCGAATCCGACGATAGAAGTGGAAAGACCCCGAAGGGGGCGGCTCCAGAGAGATGGCCGCTCGACAAGGCCGAGAGGAAGTACCTCCGCGCGGTCCTCCGCCCGTTCAAGGACAGGGTCGAAGAAATCGTCCTCTTCAGATTGCGCGACGATGAGATGTACCTTCTCATCCGCTTCGGAAGTGGGGAGACGATATTCTTCCCGACGTTCGAGGAGGGAAGGATGTACAACGGGATGAAAATCGGCAAAAAATACAAGCCGGAGGAGCTAGGGCTGTGGAAGAAATGAAGCTCGTGTGGACGGTCGCGGGAGTGACCGTGGCGATCGTGGCCATGGCCGCGATACTGTGGATCTATAGATGGAGGCACTGACATGGAAGGAAAAAAGAAAATGGCGAAGCGCAAGAACATGGAAGGCATGAGCTTCGAGGAAAAGTTCGAATTCGCCTTCCAAGTCTCGTACTTCGCGATGTGGATCGCGATCATCGCGGTCGCGGCTGTGCTGATCGCCGCTGGGATCATTTGAAGGGAGGAAGCGAAATGAGAATGGATTCGAATGGATTGAGCGAATACGTCGGGGAATACAGGAAGAGCCATGGAGGGAAGTCGCCAACGTGCTGGAAGGTGGAAGTATTCCGCTGGGACAACGGAATGCCGGCCACGCTGTGGAGATATTACTTCAGCGCGGGAAGCGAGGCGGAGGCCATGTTCCGAGAAGAGCGGTACGACCGGCGGTACGAGGAGTCCGGAATCGACTGCAAAGTGGGGATGTGGGAATTCGTAGGCGACGAGCGAAACCTCATGACCTGGAAGATCGCCCAATGCGGCGCGAGGATAATCCTCCCCATCAAGGCGGAGTACGCGAAAGGAATCCTGTTCGGCGACAAGCTGTTCGAGTACCGGAAGAGAATGCCGAAGCGACCAATCAGCCAAATAGTCATCTACGAGACCGCCCCGATGAGCAGGGTGGTCGGAACGGTGGACGTGTGCGGGGTTCTGGAGGCAGAGCCGGGCGAGCTCTACGAGAGGACGTCTTACGGATCTGGAATCCCGAGGGAGGACTACGACGAATACTTCAGGGGGTGCGAGAAGGCCTACGCGTTCGAGCTCGGAGCCCACGTGATGTTCGATTGCTGCCCGTCCGTCGAGCGGTACGGGCTGAAGGGCGCCCCGCAGTCGTTCGCATACGTGAAGGAGGACTGAACATGGAAGAGAATGGCAAAGACATCAAGAAGTGCATCGACGAGGCCGAAAGGGAGCTCAGGGAGAAGTTCAATGAGATCCTCTTCGACTACGGCGACACCGACGGCTCGTACTTCTTGCACAACCGGACGTCCGGCTTCAACACCCTCCTCGAATACGCCAGGAAGTGGCAGGCTGCGATGGAGGAGGAGGAAAGCGGCGAGGCGCCCCGCGAGGGGGCCGACGAGTACCGCCGCGCCGCGCTCAAGGCGATCGAGGAATTGGAGTCCAAAAACAGGTACATCGCAAAATTGGAAGGCGTAGTCAGGGAAGCAGAGGGTATGCTCGACGCCATCGTCGAGGAAGGCCACGAGGAAGCCGAGCGATCGCTCAGGGAATACCTGAAGGAGAGGTATGGCTTCAAGCAAGGGAATACTGGCCGCGGGCTGTACGATTACCTCACGAGCACCGTGAGATAGGAGAAGGGGGAAGTAAATGAACGAGCAATTGAACCTGTTCGCGCAGAGCAGGCCGGAATACAGGATAGACAAGCCGATACGCCTCATCGAACTGTTCGGAGGAATCGGCTCCCAGGCGAAGGCGTTGGAGAACCTCAAGGCCGACTTCGAGAGATGGCGCCTGTGCGAGTGGGCGGTGCCGTCCATCCGCTCCTACGCGGCCATCCACGAGGGATGGAGGCGCGAGAAGGGCAAATGGGATGGGGCGCCAATGGAGGAGCTCCTGAAGAGGACGGATGGCGTGTCGAGCGACTACAACGCCCCCCTGTCCGAGGACGGTAGGAGGCGCATGGGAAGGAACGCGCTCGAGGAGCTTTGCGCCGCGATGGACGCGTGCAATGACTTCTGCCCCAACGTCTCGAGGATCCACCCCGAGCACCTGGGCATCGAGGGAGAGAGAGAGAGGGAGCATTGCTACATCCTCACCTATTCATTTCCATGCCAAGACCTTTCCCAAGCAGGGAAATTGGCCGGAATGGACAGGGGGAGCGGAACAAGGTCGGGATTGCTTTGGGAGGTCGAGAGGCTTCTGGGGGAGCTCAAGGAAGCCGGGCAGAGGCCAGATGTGCTATTGATGGAGAACGTCCCCGGAGTTTGCGGAACGCGGGCCCTGAAGCCATGGAACGACTGGCTCGACCGATTGGGGGAGCTAGGGTATTCCAACTATTGGGCGAAGGTGAATGCGAAAGACCATGGAATCCCCCAAAACCGCCTCCGCGTGTTCATGGTGTCCGTCCTGGGAGACTACGGGTACCGCTTCCCAAAAAAGAGGAAGCTCGAGAATAGGCTGCGAGACTATTTGGAGGAGGATCCGCCGAAACGGTTCGACCTCTCGCCCCAAATCATCAACACGATGCTCTATGGGGACTCGAAGGAATTCGACCGAAGGGCCGACTTCGAGAAGTCCGTGGAATTCGGCAAATCGGGCATCGCCAGGACAATAAAGGCCAAGGGCGGATACGATTCGGGGTGGCCGGTCGTCACCGAATGCCTGAACCCGAAGGTGAACGGCAAGCAGCCGTCGCTCGGGAGCAGGGTCTACGACGAGGACGGATTGTCGACCTGCGTGGCGACTTCCCCGTTCTTCATGGGGAAGATCCTTGTGAGGAACGCCACGAAGAGGGGCTACCTAGAGGCCGGTGAGGCCGACGGATTGGACTGCGACGCGAGGATGCGCACCCACAGGGGCACCGTCCAGAAGGGCATGGCCCAGACGATAAAGACCTCGGCAGACGTCGCCACCGCGTTCGGAGGCAGGCTGCGCAGGCTGACCCCGCTCGAGTGCATGAGGCTCATGGGATTCTCCGACCAAGACGTGGACGCCATGCGTTCCATCGGCATGAGCGACTCCGCCATATACCACTGCGCCGGCGACTCCATCGTTGTGGATGTGCTGATGGATTTGTTCGGAGAGATGATGTAAAAAACGGTATAAATTTGTTATAAGGAGGAAAGCATGATCACATTGAAGGACGTCGAAAGCCTTGGGTACGAATTCTCCGAATCCAAGGACTGCTACTACGGAAGCACCATCCAAATCAAGGAAGTTCCGGAAGCGATTAAGAAGAGATTGTCGGAAGCCTTGGAATGGAGCAAAGGCGGGAAGGCTTCGATAAGCGTAGACGATCGCGACGATTGGAGAATCTTCTTCCGCGAGGACATGGAGCATTCCCTCATCTTCCACTACCGTTGGGGGAAGCTCCACATCCACAGGAGGGGGGATTTTGAGCTGCGATGCTTCGTTTACGACGGGGACGACCGCGTCTCCTTCGTGAACATGGCGTGCGGAGAAATGGAGGAGACGGTCCCGTGCAATGGCATCCCATTCGAGGAATTGAAAAGCCGAATCGATTGGTTCATCGGCGGTTGCACGGCGGACGCGTTCGAGTTCGTTTGCAAAATTTAGGAGAATTGGAAATGTACAAATACGTATTGACCGCTTACGATATGATGAGCGGAGCTAAAAATCCTTTCTTCGAAGGGGAATATGAATCCCTTGAACTCGCAAAAGAGGCGGAATCCAACATCGCGGAAACGGTGAAGGGGAGCATGGAAGCGAAGAATGGAAGCGTTTTGACGAGGGCATATTACACTAAAATTGCCGAGGTTTTCGTATATACGGACGAAAGAGGGAACGAAGATAGGACAATTGAGGCGGTGACATTGAAAACCAATTGCATCATCGATTTCGACCCAACCCCATGGGAAGGTGTCGATTTCGATGATTTGCCGAAAGAAGGAGAATGGGGAAGGCAATTGAGCGCAAGGACTATCTTCTTCGCGATAGCGGAAGCGGAAGATTTTGACGAGGTGATTGTCACCCACCCCGATTTATTGAGGAGAATCCAGAAAATGATGAGCGAAAATAAATAAAAACATATTTACAAAACGTAAATAATCCTTTATAGTTATGTCAATGGAGGAAACCGAAATGAAACTCAAGGAACTCATCAAAAACTTCTACAGCATCTTGCCCATCACCGTGAAGAAAGGGGACTTCACCGTTATCGAGAAGGTCACCGCCGACGAACTCGCCGTTAACCCCGAATACAAATACGTGCGCGAAATGGAAATCTTCAACGTCCGCGTCTTTCCGAAACACGTCAGCATCATTCTCAAATAAGGAGGAGGAGAAATGATCACAAGAGGAGATTTGGAGAGGGCGGGGTTCGCCCTCGAGGGGGAGCACTGGTGCGATTTCGAGCCCATGTTCTTCTACGTGGATAGGTTCGGGTTCTACGTGGATAGGCTCGGGTTCTCCGCCCCATTGCCAGACGGAGTATCCGAAGCGCTCGAAAATGCCAGGGAGGAGCTAAGGGAGAAGATGGGCGGCGTTTACCCGCCAGCGGCCTCCGCAGAATTCGGCGGATGGAAGTGGGTCGCCCTCTGGGGTAGCCTCTATACTGGGAAAGGCAAGCTCGAGTTGGTGAAGCGGGTCGGCCCAGGATGGGAGTCGAGGTGGCTCGGGAACGGGGGAAGGCTGTACGCCGGCGAGCAGGACGGATGCGACTGGATGACGGCCGTAGCCGTGGCCGACGACGTGATGCCCCTGACGAGGGAATCGACGATGGAGGAGGTCCTGGCGTTCTTCGAGGCACACAAGAGCGGGGATAGGACGATAATCGACGGCTACTGGGACGAGGCGGATTATGATGAGGAGGAAGAGGAAGATGAAGAATGACGAAGATAAGTCCGATTGGCTGAGCGCCATCGACGACGAGAAGGCCACTGACGCGGATCGCTGGAAGGCCCTCCTCGACCTCATGGGAGAGTCGATGGAGAGGGATAGGCGCGAGAAATGGAAGGCAGAGCACGAAGCGAACGGCGGAGGATGGAAGGTCACCGTGAAGCTCGACCTCGGCCTCCGCGACCTGCTATGGCTGGCCATGGTCAAGGACCACAGGGGGGCGGTGAGGTTCCTCGAGCGCGTCGCCTGGGATTTGCACTGCCCCGTCGCGTTCATGAAATACCTGTGCCGCAAGCTCTCCCTCATCGGATACGGAGACGGGTGGATGGGGACGAAGGTGGCCGACTCCGTCGACGTCCTATGCCTCGTCGATAGCAAGAAGTTCCAGGAGGCTTTCTTGGAAGAATTGGAAAAGGAAAGGGGAAAAAATGGGAAATAAAGGAGAAAAATCGACACGAGCGGTCAAGGCGACGGTCCTGTACCGCGACGGGAAGGAGAGGGAGTTCGAGGTCGAGAGCGGTTCCGAGAACATCGGCGTCGTGGCCTCTACGTTCATCGAGACGGTAATGCTGATGTCGAGGGTCCATCCGGAGATAGGCATCCTCAGCGCTGAGTACCGCCTTGTGCCGAAGGCGCGTAGGTCGAAAACGAAAACGAGGAAAAAGGAGAATTGAAAATGGAAATCAAAGTTGAAATTACATTGGAAGAATACACGAACCTTATCAGGGAGAATGAAAGGCTCAAAGCCATGATCCGCACCTGCCATCGGCTATTGGAGGAAAAAGCCAAAGGTAGCGTAGAGGTATACACCATCAATGACCTTACGAAGGAACAATGCGACAATGCGATAAAAATGGACGAAAATAGACTCATCCACGAGTACACGTATGGTCGAGCGCTCAATGACGCCATCGTGGATTTTCCATGCTTCACAATCAATGAAATCAAGAACGTGTTTACCGAAGCCATCCTCAAGAAAATAAAAGGGCGAATTGACGAATTCGACAAATCGGAATTGGACGAAGCAGACGGCGAATGAGGAGCGCTACGCGATACCGAAACGAATGGGGTGGCGCGAGCCGCCCCTTTGCCTTACAATGGGGAGGTTATCCGAAAGGGGGATATTGCAATGGCGAAAGCTGGAAGGCCGAAGAAGGAGATAGACATGGAATTGGTCGAGAAGCTGGCCAACATCCAATGCACGCAGGAGGAGATAGCGAGCGTAGTCGGGTGCAGCGTGGACACGCTGGTGGCGCAGCCGGATTTTTCGGAAATCTACAAAAAGGGCAGGGAAGTCGGGAAAAGCTCCCTCCGCCGAACCCAGTGGAGGATCGCCCAGAACAACGCGGCCATGGCAATCTGGCTCGGCAAGCAGTATTTGGGCCAAACCGACAAGGTCGAGGCCGTCGGGGCCCAGCCCGTCACCGTCGTCTCCGACGTGGACCCGAGCAGATGAGCGTCAGCGTCCAGGAACTCATCGGCGGCGGCTACGGCAGGGGATGGTACTCGAACCTGAAGGTCAGGTACAGGGTCTACGCGTCGGCCCGCAACACGAAGAAGAGCGTCGACGTCATGGGCTTCGAGCCCATCATGAAGATACTCTCCAACGAATACAGGAACGTCCTGATGGCCCGCCAGAACGACACCGACAACGGCTCGTCCACGTTCCCCAACATCGTGGCGAGGATCGGCGACATGGGCCTCATGCGCTACTTCGCCATCCACACCGCGCCCAGGGAGATCGTGTACAGGCCGACCAGGCAGAAGATCCTGTTCAAGGGCCAGAACAACCCGACGGGCCTCACCTCGCTCAAGGCCGAGCACGGGGCCTTCACCGACGTCTACTTCGAGGAGGCGAGCGAATTGCGAACCTACGAGGACTTCCGCAAGGTGGACGGCTCCATCCGCTTGGGCGTGGCCGAGGCGGAGCGGTTCGGCATATCGTCCCGCGATTTGCAGGTGACCCTCTGCATGAACCCGTGGAACAAGTCCCACTGGATCTACGACGTATTCTTCAAGGGGAGGCTCGAGGACGACCCCGCGAGGATGGAGGCCGAGCCGTACATAGACGCGCTCGACCCCGACTTCTCTCTCGGGTTCGGCAAGGGGCTCTACCTCCACAAGGCGAACTACAAGATCAACGAGTTCCGCTCGCCCGACTACGACGAGAACATGGCGGTGCTGAGGGCCAAGGCCCCAGACATCTACCTCGTCGAGGGGCTCGGGTGCTGGGGGAACTCCACGGAGGGGACCTACCCCGAGTTCTCGGATTCTTTGATAATACCGCGTAGCGAGGCGTTGGCCGAGCAGTACGCCATGTGCGCCATCGGCATCGACTTCGGCATCTCAGACGGGGAGGGCAGGCCCCTGCGCGGAAAGGACGGGGCCACGCACATCGGGAGCGCCACCACGATGCAGTTGGTCGGCCTCACCGCCGACTACTCGCGCCTGGTGGCCATAGACGAGTGGTTCTTCTCCAACGAGGGGGCCGTCGCCCGCAAGACCGGGCCCGAGATCCAGATGGAATTGGTCTCCAAGATAATCGAGTGGCGCGACCGTTTGTACGCCTCGCACCCGACCCTCCTGAAGGGGACTATCCTCGCCTACGTGGACTCGGCCGACTCGGGAGGGTTCAGGCAGGGGCTGGAGGTCGAGGCCAGGAGGCAGGGGCTCTTCGGGTGCGTGTTCGTGCCGTCCACGAAGATACCAATCCAGACGAGGGTGGACTTCTCTCGCCTGCTGATGGCCTACGGGGACCTGAAGGTCTCCGAGGCGTGCCCGAACCTCATCCGCGAGCTGAGGAACGCGAGGCGCGCCGACGACGGCAGGCCGAGGGCGGACTTCGACGACCACGCGACGAACGCATGGGAGTACGGATGGGCCCCGTTCAGGTCGTCCATCAGGCGGTGGAAGTCGTTCAAGGAGCACTGAGGGGGGTCATCCCCCTTTTTTTGTAGACACCCAAGTAGATATCTCCACGGGTGTCTACGTTACGTAGTAACGTAAATCGCAATCCGTAGAGGACTTTCGCGATTTTCCAAACCTTTTATATATTTTTTATTAAATTATTTTAAGTCTTTATAAAAGGTATAAGTCCTCTACAGGTATCTACAAAACGGTCAAATAACCCCCTTTAGGGGGTTAAAAAGCATGAGGACCGAAGCGAGACCTCTACTAAAAAGGCCTTTTTGTGGCTAAAAAGGGCCGTCATCGCGCCCGTGCCCGTCCGCGCGCGCGAGTAATCGAAACTTCCCCCGACTTCCCCCGGCTTCCCTTCCTTCCCAAGCCATCGGAAACCCTAGTCTTTCCAAATCGCGCCATAAGGCGCTAAAATAGGCCTTATGAAAAGCATCACTCAAGCAATCAGGGAGAAGATCCTGAAATTCCTCCGCCTGGACCGCCTCGCGGCGAACCCGAATTCGGAGAGGTACCGCTACGTCAACGACCCAGAGGAGCTGCCAATCGAGCGCGCCAAGGAGGGCCGCGTTTGGTACATAGGCGACTCCAACGAGCTCCTGAACTTCTACACGGAGAAGGACGCGGGCGGATTCGCGGGCAACCCCGTGTACAACCGCAACCGCGCCAACTACTTCTGGGCCATCGCCGCCCAGGAGGGCGCCATCAAGCGCGTGCACTCGGGGCTCCCGAGGGCCATGGTCGACGCGCTGACCGCAATCGTCGGTTTGCCCGCCATGACCGCCGTGGACAAGGAGACGGGGAAGGAGGTCGATTTGAGGAAGCTCCTCAAGAAGTCGGGCTTCCGCTCGGCCGTCATGCAGAAGCAGCTGCCGTTGACCCTCGCCGAGGGCTGGGGCGCGTTCAAGGTGTGCGTCGACCCCGACAAGAGGGTGACGGAGTACCCGACCGTCCGCTACTACGAGGCGCAGGACGTGGAGTTCGCCGTCAAGGGCGGCATCGTCGTCGGCATCGTGTACAAGGACTACTACAGCCACAACGGCAAAGACTACGTGCTCCTGGAGACCAGGCGAGTGAACGAGTCCGGCAACTCGGAGATCGACTACGAGCTGATGAGGCTGTCGAGGAACGACGAGGTAAAGCCCGTCCCGCTCTCCGAGATCCCTGAATTGGGCGGCCTCAAGAACGTGGAGATACCGGGCTACCGCGAGATACTTGGGGTTCCGTGCAGGATCATGCACGACCCCGACAGCCCGAACTACGGGCGCTCCATCTTCGCGGGAAAGATAGACGTGTTCGACGACCTCGACCAGAGCCTCTCGCAGGCCTCGCAGACCTGCAGGGTCTCGACCCCGGTCGAGTACTACCCGACCTCGCTCCTGCAGAGGGGGAGCAACGGCCGTCCGCTCATGCCGAAGGTCTACAACAGGCAGTACGTGGAGAACCCCTCCGTCCCAGACGGGGACGGTAAGGTCAACCAGGGCATCGTGACCACCCAGCCGCAGCTCAACTTCGCCCAGTACAGCGACTACGAGCTCTCGCTGGCGAGGAACGCCATGAACGGCATCCTGAGCCCGTCCTCCCTAGGGATGGACGTATCGCTCAAGGACAACGCGGACGCGCAGAGGGAGAAGGAGAAGGTCACCATCATGACCCGCGACACGATCATCGCGGAGGAGGGCGACGTCCTCGAGTCGCTCGTGGAGTGCCTGCTCGCGTGCAAGGAGTACATGGACACCGGCTCCATCTCGGTGGGGCGGTACGAGGTCTCGGCCCGCTTCTCCGAGTTCGCGAACCCGTCGTTCGAGTCGCTATCGCAGACCCTGCTCCCCCTGTGGCAGGCGGGGGCAATCTCCGACGAGATGTACGTCGAGAAGCTCTACGGCCATTCGATGTCGGAGGCCGACAAGGCGCGCGAATTGGAGGCGCTGAGGAAGAACCGCGAGGCCGACAGGGCCTCGGCTTTGGGGGGATTGGAGGCCTATGAGGATAAACCCGAACGAGGTCAGGGAGGCGAAGGACTCGCTGACGGACTCCCTGCTGAGGCTCAGGGACTCCCTGCTCGCTGAGCAACTGCGCTCGGCGGCGCTGGGGAGGACGGCGCTTGAGGAGGCCAAGGCGATGAAGAGCGCCTCCCTGAAGCACATGGCCAAGGAAATCAGAATGCCGTGGGCGAGGGGGAGGCTCATCTCGCGAGAATTGGCCAAAGCATCGGATGGCTCGAAATACGGCGCGTGGGCTCCGGTTTTGGCTTTCTCGCTCCATTCGTCTCGCCAGCTGCGAAAGGCGTGGGCGGGCAAGAAGACCGCGGACGAAAGGGCTTTGGCCGCCTATAAGGCGAGCAAGGCCAAGGGCCTCATCGAAGGCTCGAAGAAGGCGGCCAACTCCGAGTCGAGGAAGGCCGAGGATGGCATGAAGGAATCGGGCGCTGAAGAGGCAATCAACAAAGCCCGATCCCAGCCAGTGCCCGCGCCGTTCTGGATCGTATCGTGGCACGGAGACTGCGCCGAGGACCACGAGGCGTGGCAGGGAAAGCTCTACTTCGACTCCGCGTGGAAGTCCTTCGTGCCCCAAGGAGAGAGGGAAAGCGTAGAGGCCGTGATACGCTCGAGGGGCATGAAATCGCTCCAGTGGGCCATGGGAAGGCCCGTGTGGATGATAACCCGCCCGAACTGCAGGCACTACGCGGAGCCCGTCTCCGCAGACGAGGCCATGAGGAAGACCGACCGCGAGATACTCGAGTCGCACCGCATGATCCACGAGATAGGCCCGAGGGGCGGGAGGCAGACGATAAGGCACTCGACGAGGAGGAAGTGGTACACCCGCGAGAACGTGGAGTCCATCATCCGCCAGTACGAGGAGCGCCTCCGCGCTTTGCTCGCCATGGCCGAGCAGGCCAAGGGGCTTCCGCTGACCATGCAGGAGATAGCCAGGGACATAAGCAAGACCCGGATGCTCATCGCCAAGTGGAAAAGGTTCTTGAAAGAGGCGTTTTGAAGGCGATACAATGGGGGCACCAAGAAACGGGGTGATAGTTCAACATGGAAGACGAAATCAAAAACGCGGGTGAAATCCAATCCGGCGACACCGCGGCGCCGGGAAAGGCGGATGCGGGGGCCGAAGGAGAACCTGCCACCGATCCGCAAGCCGACCGATCCAAGGCGCTGACGCAGGAGGAGGTGAACGAGATCGTGCGCGAGAGGCTCGCGAAGAGAGACCGCGCGATCTTCGCCAAATACGGCGTGAGCGACGAGGCCGGATTGGACGAATTGTTCGCGAAGGCCGGAGAAACCGACGGCCTGAAGGCCAAGATCAGCGAGCTTAGCGAGGAGTCCAAAGGCCTCAAGGAGAAAATAGCGTTCTTCGAGAACGGCATCCTCCCGAGCAAGGAGGACGACGTCAGGACGTACTTCAAGGGAAAGGGGATAGAGATGTCGGGGGAGGCCCTCCGCCAGGTGCTGGAAACGCACCCCGAGTGGACGAGCGCCCCGCAAACCACCCCCAAAGCCTCCCCGAGGCCCATCGGCGCAGACGAAGGCAACGGAATCGGCAAGAGGACCGAGGAGGAGGAGGCCGAGAGGATGTTCGGCGTCCGATTCGTGAAATAGGAAGGAAACCAAGCAATGGAAAACGAAGACAAGGGAATCCCCGGATGCGGCGAGCAGGCCGTCGGGGAGGAAACCGCCGAGGAGCTCGTAGACGCGCTCCGCGGAAAGGGCATGGGAGACGAGCAAATCGCCGCCCTGCTCGAATCGGCCCTCAAGGAAGTCAAGCCAAAGCCCGAGGGCGATGGGGACGATCGGAAGAGAGCCGAGGACCTGTTCGGAATGAAATTCGCAGATTAGCGAAAGGAAAGGAATAAGGCAAAATGGCCAACAAATTCTCACTCATCACCAAATATCTTACCAAAGCGCTCGACTCCGCGATGGTGACGGAGTCCAAGACCGCGATCTTGGAGCGCAACGACAAATTCATCGACTACGACGTAAAAGGAGCCAACGAGGTACGCATCGCGAAGATCCTCATGGACGGCTTCGGCAACTACGGCCGCGCCAACAGCGCCGCCTCCGGAGACGGCCACTCCAACTACAACGGGCGCAACCACGGAGACGGATACCCCGTCGGCAACGTCGGCCTCGAATGGGAGACCCGCAAGCTCGCGTACGACCGCGGCAAGCAGTTCCAAATCGACGACATGGACGACGAGGAGACCGCGGGCATCCTCATGGGATCGCTTTTGAGCGAATTCCTCAAGACCCAGGCCGTCCCCGAAATCGACGCCTGCCGCTTCGGCAGAATCGCCGGCGCGACCAACGAGTTCTTCGGCAACCGCGTGACCGAGACCCCGAACGCCACCAAGGGCGACGCGTCCGAGATCACGCACCTCTTCAACAAGGCGTTCAAGTACCTGACCGAGCACGGCGTGCCCGACTCCGACCAGGTCATCTTCGTCTCCCCCGACGTCAAGGAGACCATCTCCAACACCCAAGAAATCTACAAGCACCTCACCCAGGCGGAATACACCTCCGAGAAGGGCGTCCAATTCACCTTCGACTCCTACCTCGGCCGCCCGATCATCGAGGTCCCGTCCGACCGCTTCTTCGACGCGGTGGAAGTCACCGACAACGGCTACGTCCCCGCCACCGGCTCCCACGTACTCAACTACGTGGTATGCTCCAAGAAGGCGGTCAGCCCGATCGTCAAGCTCAACAAGAGCCGCATCTTCGGGCCGGACGTCAACCAGGACTTCGACGGCTACAAAGCCAATTTGCGCCTCTACCACGACTGCTTCATCGCGGACAACGCGTCCGTGGGGATCTACGCGTCCGTGTCCACCGTGGACGGATCCGCCAAGGGCAACCTCGTGAACGTCGCGCTCGAGAAGACCTCCACCAAGGCGACCTACCTCGTGACCAAGTACGTCACCACCCCGGCCGGCAAGCTCGGCACCCTCATCCACAAGGCCACGGCCTTCACGCTCGGTGCGACCGACAACTCCTCCGCCGAGGTTAAGGTCAACGGAACCTTCGTCGCCACCGCCGCGACCGAGTACTTCGCCGTCAAGGACGCGAACAACGTCGTCATCGCGACCGGCAAGGCCGACGGCTTGTCCACCAACTGACGGACTCAATCATCGTCTCATTGGCCGAGGCATTCGCCCCGGCCTTTTCTTATGCGATCCCGTGGAATAGAATAAATCCATCGAGATTTAGGAGGCCGACGGCATGGGCGACGAATACAGGGACGACAGGGGGCATTTCTCCACCAAGGAGCAGGATGGGGGTCCGTGCAGGCACGGCTTCGATACCGCCGAGAAGGCGAAGTCCTCCTTCGACTCCGCCATGCGCGATGGACTGTGGAGGAGTGGGGCGAAGGCCGTTCAGGAAAAAGTGGCTCGGGAATTCCCAGGCGCGACGGTCAGCGGAAGCGGAAGGCAGATGGAGATGTCCGTCCCCCTCGAGGAGGAGGATGGGCTGTCCGCCGTCGTCCTCGGGCAGGAGATGGACGATTTGTCCGCCAAGCTCGAGTACAAGAGGAGCCAGAGCGGCGACTTCCTGTCCGAATCCTACGAGGTCAGCGAGCCGGGAAAGCTCTTCGAGTCCAGCAAATTCAAGACCTACGAGGAGGCCAAGGCATACTACGACAAAACCGTGGAAAAGGCCAAGGGGGAATCTGGCAAGGCGAGGGAATACGGCAAAAAGATGGCAGAGGAAGCCGAGGATAACAGGAGGATAGCCGACAGGATCCTCCATTCGGACGACCCGTCCGTGGAAGAGGAGATAGAGCGATACGACGACGACCCCCTGACCAGCGGGACGAGGGTCGGCGGATACATCGGCAAGAGCAGGAGCGCGAGCGCGGAGGCCAGCGAGGAGATGGGGTCGAGGCCCATGAGCCACTGGACGAAGGACCGAATCCTGAAGGACATCGAGGAATTCGACTCCGACGGCCAATTGGCCCCGTTCGCGGAATACATGAGGAGCCTTCCCATGGCGAAGCTCAGGAAGGACGTGCTATACGAGGACGGGTGGCACCACACGGGGAAGTTCTACAACGTGACCACTTTCTACGCCATCCGAAGCCCCCGCGAAATCGTGAGGAACCTCCGCGAGACGGCGAACTTCAAGAAGGGCCTTGAGAAGGGATTGGGCCAATAAAAAAACCGAGGGGGTGCAAAACCCCCTTTTTCGTTGCATAATATCCTCATGAATCTAAACACCAAGGAAATAACGACGGACGAATTCATGGAATTCACCGGGATCGACCTGACGGGCCGGATCAAGGGGGGCGACAACCCGAGCGACGCCGCGCAGGCTTTTTTGAGGCGCGAGTCGCGGAGGCTCGAGACCTTCATAGACGCGGAGCTCTACCGCAAGATGTCCGAGGACTACCCAAACATGACCGACGACCAGAAGGACCACTACAAGCACGCGCTCATCGAGCAGTGCGCCTACGTGCTCCGAAACGGGGAGATATCCACGGACTCGGGCTACGACCCCGAGAAGGGGGAGGTGGCCTCGAACGGGACGCTGACCGCCAAGTCCATCGCCCCGAACGCGATACGGGAATTGAAGGCCTGCGGAATCTGGAGCCGCTTCATTTTGAACAGGGGGAGGAACTGCGCCGATGGCTGGCCGTGGTGGAATTGACCTCTGGGCCAGCAGGCGCGACCGATTCGAGGAGTGCCGCTGGTGGAAGAGGAAGGAGGGGTCGACGATACCCCCGTCCGACGTGGTGAGGGAAGCCTCCCCGTCGGGGTATTTCTTCGCGCGCGAGGAGAACCCGATCTCAGCCAGGGACGACAGGATGGGGTCGGGGTTCTGGATTTCGGGGACGGACGTGACTTTGTCCACGGGAGACGACGTCGGGGACCTCGACCACCAGGACGCTGTGGAATACGCTGGCGCGATATGGAACGTCGTCGGGGTCCAGCGCAGGAAGGTCATAAAGTCCTCGCAGTCCTCGCGCGAGCCGAGGTACGAGACATACGTCTCGCTGAGGAAGTAGCCATGCTCCCGAGGTCGAAGCTCGCGGAACTGGCCCTGGCGGTGCAAAGCGCGGCCGAGAAGGACTTCGAGAGGATATTCCTCTCCGGCAACCTTCGCGACACGATGTCGGTCAGGGCCGTCGGGGACGGGGCGTACGAGCTAGAGATACCGGCCGAGTCCTACGACATAGGGGAATTCAGGAAGACGGGGGTGATCGTGCCCCTGAACGACGGAACGTCCTACGCGAGCGCGGTCGACTTCTCCGGCGGCTTCTCGAAAACCCACAGGGGGTACGCGGAGAGGGCCGTGCTCGAGGGGATCGGGCAATGGGCCATGAAAAACAAATACAGGATAAGGATAGAGACGGACGGAGGCGATGGGAATGGAGAACGTCAAGGTTGACTACGACGCGATAGCGGAGAAGGTAGAGGGGGAATTCCTCTACGTGATGAGGAACTTCCCGGGGCCGTACGACGGCTTCGATTTCAGGGCGGCCGACGAGAGGCAATTCGTCGGGAGCTCGCTCAAGCCCAACGGCATCTACGCGGCGATACACTTCGGCCCCGCGTCGGCCAACTTCGGCCAGAGCGTGGTGCCCGCCACGATAGAGATCGTGAGCGAGAGGAACTCGTTCGAGGCGGCGAGGGCGCTGGCGTCAGAGTTCGTGGCCCGGTGCTCTTTGACCTCGATCGGCGGTGTCAGGCAGATATTCCAGACACCGACCGTATTGGACGCTGGGGCGGAGGTCGGCTCCGGATTCCGCGCTTTGCTTTCGATTTCGGCCACCTTCGTGGTCATGGGGGAGACCGCGGTAGACGTTAAGTCGGTCACATACTGGGACGAATCGGGCGGGGAGCACGACGTTCCGTTTCTGACCTACGCCGACTCCTACGCGGGGGACGTCAGGCCGCAGCCCCTGCCGGGCGGCGAGGGCTTCGCGACCTCGACGGTCGGCTTCAAGTCCTTCACGTTCTCGATTTCCTTCTACCCATTCGAGGGCGCTCTGTGGGACAAATTGTTCGCAATGAAGTACGGGGGCGGGAGCGAGAACTCGGACTTCCTTTTCACGATAGAATTCACGGACGGAAAGTCATCGGCCAAGAGGAAATACAAGCTCTCATCGTTCCAGCTGAGGAAGAACCTGGCGGACGCTGGAGCGGCTACCGCCTCTTTCACTTTGTGAGGAAACGGAAATGGCTGATTCGAGGAAGATAGTCGTCACCATCGTCCAGGAGGCCCCGAGGGCGGACGACCCCAACGAGAAGGCGACCGGCGAGGCCGAGAAGGCCGAGGCGAGCGAGAACGCGGGGCTCAGCGACTTCGCCTCGTGGATAGCCCACCAGGCGCTCTCCGAGGCCGTGGGCGCGATTCGGAGCGAGTCTGAGTACCAGATAAGCAGGTATTTCTCCACGCGCGACGACTACATCGGCCAGAGGAACATGGGCGCGGCGAGGACCATGGTCGGCAACGCGGTCGGCTTCGGCGCCGCCGTGTTCGCGGGGGCCAGGGCAGGGTCGGCCGCCGGAGGATGGGGCGCTTTGGCTGGCGCCGCGATAGGAGCGGCCTCGTGGGGCGTCACCAAGGCCATAGGCGGGGCGCAGGCGCTCGACGCGCAGGCGCTGAGCCTGTCGAAGATGGACGCTCAGCTCGGATACGCGAGGCAGAGGAGCGGATGGAGCCTCACTTCGGGCTCCGTCGGGGAGGACAGATGATATGATCAACGAGGCGACGGTTAGGCTGGCTTGCAAGTCGGCCGCGTTCGGCGCTAAGGCATACAGGATAGCGTTCGACTTCCCCCTGTCGGGGGAATTTTCCGAGACCCTGGACTCGGCGTCGGTCGTTTTGCCGCACGTTCCCGAGGCGGACAGGCTGACGGACTTGGAGCCGTACCAGGAGGCGATGGTCGAGATCCATTGGAGGGAACCGCTGACCTACCTCGTGGACTCCTTCACCGAGGAATTGGAGGACGCGCGGGACGGGGAGAGGTACTACACCTACACGATAGAGCTCATGTCCGAGACGAAGTACCTGGAGAAAATCCAGCTTCCGAACCTCTCCATCACCCATTCGCTCGTGACTGGCCAGAAGACCATCAAGCACTACATAGAATTGTACGTGGCGCAGTACTCGCCGAAAATCAAGATGCTTCAGGAGGACGGAACGTTCGCCGACGCGCCTTTGCTGACCATCGACCCCAACGCCGACTGGTCGCGCATGGATTCCCCGTGCGCCGATTTGGCCATGTCGAAGCCGACGCTCCGCCAGGCTTTGACGTCATTGATGATACAGGTGGGATGCATTCCCACCGTCAATAACAGGAGGGTCGGCTTCCTCGACTTCAGGGCCGCGCAGGCCGAGTTCAATGCCCCGGCTGGAACGTGGGTCGCCACGCGCTCGATGGCGAGCGACTCCTACGTGAACACCCTCGTCGCGGAGGCCTCCAACGTGGTCGACGCGGACGGGGCGAGCGTGTCCGAGGAGCTATGCTTCCGCGACAGGGACAACGTATTGCTCAAGCAGAGGGAGAACCTCTTTTTGGAGACTAGGTTCCCCATCTACTCGGTCAAGAAATTGGTCATGAACGCGTTCGTGACGGGCGAGAAGCAGATAAACCCTACGGGCGTTTACTGGCAGGGGGTCGGCAACAAGAGGAAGACGACGGCCACGAACGCCAATGGAATCCGCGGGGGATTGCTCCTTAAGATTTCAACCGACTCGGGCATCGCGCTCAAGATCATGCCGTTCTCGACGCAATCGCCGTACGGCTCCAAGGTCAACGGCACCATCAGGGTCAGGGCCTCCATCCTCAGGCCGAAGGCTGGCGGCGGATACTCAAGCGCGGCGACCAGGGAGTTCGAGCAGAGCCTGTCGTGGACGTACGACTACCAGCAGACGATATCGAGCGCGGGCATCTCCGTGCCGCTTTTCGCGTCCTCGCAAAGGCTCGACGGAGACCAAATCGCCGTCACGGCCATGTTCGATGGCGACGCGGGCGACGGAATCGAGTCCATGTCCTGCGAGGGCGAGCCGATATTCGTCGCGGACGGTAGCGCGTTCGTCGCGGTCGGGAGCTACCCGACCACCTCCTACCAATCGGCCGAGAAGGGGAATGGATGGTACCTGGCGAGCGTGGACATCACGCCATTGTGCGTGGAATCGTCCAAGAGGTCGCAGCTTAACGTGGATTTTCTGAATATGCCGAAGTGGGGGACCGTGAAGCAGATGTCGGAGTGGCTCTACGCCACGGTCGGCTACTCCATCGGCTCGAACAGGATAGAGGGCTTCTCGTCCACCTACTCCTCGACCAAGGGATGGTGGGAGGAGAGCAAGACGTACATCGAGAACCTCTCCTCGTCCATCGAGTTCCCAGTGGCCCCGATCAGGGAATACTGGGGCGACCCGTTCGTGGCGGGTAGCGCCACCGCGCTTCTGTCCCACGACATATCCGTCCCGAACCCGTTCTTCGACAAGCCGACCAAGAACTCGTTTTCCGTCCTCTTCTTCGACCTCGAGTACGTCCCATTGGCCGAGGCGAAGGTAGCCTTCACGAAGGATGAGGCCGACCTTCCGATATCGCAGCTCGACTCCGCGGACTCGGGCGTGAGCGCCATCGACTCGCTCTCCGCCAAGGAGGCGGACTCGGTCGCCAGGTTCGGCAACGACGTCCTCGCCATACACCAAAGGGCCTCCTCGTGGGGCGAGGTCCAGCCATTGAACTCGCTCATCGACGGCCACACCGTCTTCAAGCGGACGGTCAAGGTCGGTAGGAACTCGCTCGACGTATCCTACTTCGCCTCCAAGAACAGGGTGATGAAGAACTACTTCGCATCCATCGTGACCAAATACAGGGCCTACGAGAACGTAGGGTACTCCCAGGCGGTGACAAGAAGGGAACTGCTCTGGGAGGGACTGATGATCTCCAAGGGCGGGTTCGTCAAGAGCGGGGAGGCGCTCTCGTTCAAGTCGGGCGGGACGCTCTCCTTCGTGGACTCGCTCCTCGGCGGAGAATCCTCCAAGCCCATCGAGAACGCTGGCGAGGAGGAGGTCCTCGGCCCTAACCTCTCGATCCTCTACAAGGGCGAGGTGCTTGCCGCGTGCTCGGGGCCGTCAGCCACGCTCTGCTACTCGCAGTTCGACAACGCGAGCAACGGCATCTACGTGGACGGCGGATACCTCGACCCGACGGGGAAGTATTACACCGACCCGATCGGCGGGCTTCCGCAGAAATGGTACGGGAGGGACGAGGCCAAGATGCCGAAGAAGGCGCTCTTCTACTCCGAGGTCGATGGATTGCTGCCCGAGAGGCAGTTCTTCCCCGACTCGGACGGGTACGAGGCATACGTGCGCTCCGTCCAGAAGCTCCCGCTCGTGGAGTGCCCGAACGGCCTCTCCGCGGTCGCATCGCTCATGGTCGAGGCCGACTTCGGAATCGCCGAGAAGGACGCGGGCGAGAGATTGGAGGAGGTCCTCCAAATCGAGGCGTTCTCCGACGACGGCTCGCTCAAGGCGGGGAAATGGCTCTTCCGCCTATCCTCCGCGTTCGGGGGACACCCATCTGGCGGCACGGTCGGAATCGTCTACGGCGGCGAATTGAGGTCCCAGCCATACAGGCCGGGGGCCTTCCAAGCCGAGCCGAGCCTGTTCTCGCTGAAGGGGGAAACCGATGGTGGTCGGTGCCTCACGATGGAGATGGACACTACCCTGTTCGAGAAGGACGGTCCGGCGAAGGTATGCGTCGTCTCGAACGGGATGGCATACGACCTCCTGTGGATGGAGAACCCGAGGGACTGGGGGACGATGCGCTTCTCGCTCAACTCGCAGAAGGGCATGGGCGTGTTCTCGGAATACAAGAGCGGGGGCGCGTCCATCCTCGCCAAATCCCACAGGGCGGATTACGGGTTGAAAAAGAAGGCCTCGAAGCGCTAGAATTCATAATATGAAAGCGAATGTGATTATCGACGTTGAGGGGATGGGCTCCCCCAGGCAGGGGGACGTCATCGCCTACGACGAGAAGATTGGCGCGTGGAGGGCCGTCCCGAAGGAGGCCTTCCTGCGCGAGGTCTTCGCCATGGGGAAGGCGCTGGAGTCGGAGAACGCGGAGCTGCGCTCTTCGATCGAGGCCCTGACCAGGCACGTCAACACCCTCGCCAAAGCCATCGGAGGCAAATGAAATGATCAAAGCAGCGATTCTATTGGCCCTGGCGCCGTGCGCCCTCTTGGGCGTTAAGGCGGAGGGGTCGGAGCAAATCGGCGAACCCGAGACTTCGGTCTCCTCAAGCGTTGATTCGGCGGGGGAAGTCCCGCCCGAGGTCGACGAAGCCGCGACCTTCGACTGGGTGAAGTGGGCGGAGCAGTGGTTCTCGCCCCAAACCATCACCACGCTGACGGCGGTACTCACGGGCCTCGTGGCCGTGGTGAAATTGGCCTACGAATTGAAGAAAGCCGCCAAGGACAAGAAGCTCACCATCGAGCAGATCCAGGAGATGGTCCTCGGGCAGATGCGCGAATCCCTGCCGACGGACGTCAAAGCCGAATTCGACAAATATCTGCCGGAACTCAAGGCCTACGCGGAGCAGTCGAACAAAATCATGGCGGCCTTCGCCAAGATTTTGGCCCTCTCGCAGGAGAACACGCCCGAGAGCAGGCTCGCTATTTTGGAATTGATTCAGGAATTGGGCATCCTCTCCGACTCGTTCATCGAGAGGGCCAAGGCCGAGGTAGAGGCGCAGAAGAAGGCGCAGGATGAAGAGAAGAAGGCCAAGGAAGAGGCCGTCAAGGGGGTAATCGAGGATACCGAGAAAGCCGGGGGGGACTTCGGCGATGGGACCTCGATTTAGTCAGATGTCGGCTAAACTAAAATGGGCGCTCATCGTGGGGGCCGTCCTCCTTTTGGGGGGCGCGGCCCTCGTTTTGGGCTTTTGGCTGGCCGGGGCCGACATCCTCGGATGGTTCTCCACGAAGTGGGCTTTCATCGTCTATTTCTTCGCTGGGGCGTACGCGATATTCGTCGGTTGGCTAATCATGGACGAATACGTTAAGGGGGGCAGCTGATGAACGCGCTAAGAAACAAGAAGGTGCTCCTGGGGGTAGGGGCGCTTTTCTGCCTGATAGGCATCGTGGCGGTGTGCTCCTTCTTCCCGTTCATCATGGACCCGTCGAGGTGGCAGACGAGGGAATTCCTAAGCGACCAGCTCATCGTCGTGGCCATCGTCATATTCTCGACCGTGTGCCTGATGATCATCTCCCAGGCGTCGAATGCGATGAACCCGAAGAGCGAGATTGCGCAGGCGAGGGTGAGGTTCGCCTCAAGCGTGGACAGGATATTCAAGGGTATGAAGATATCCGCGTTCTCGCAGTGGGTCAGGAAGAGGTTCCAGCCGATGGACATCCGCTCCGCGAGGGAGAGGATGGTCGCCGGGGTATCGGACGACCCCGGGGTGCTGGACCTCGACGACTCGCAGATAAGGGGGCTCGTGGGAAAGTCGCAGAAATACGGGGACAAGTTCTACAAAGCAATAACGAGGAAGCAGTGCGGCAAGATACTGGAGGCGAAGAGGAAGAAGTTCCACCTCGTCGACGCCTCGTACTACCTGACGTGCTCCAGGGGTTCCGACGAAAGGACCCTGACCGAGCAGTCGGCGGGGGAATCGTCCAAGAAGACGGCTCTACTCGCATGGTCGCTCGGCAGCAAATTGGCCGTCACGGTCGTGGGGTCGATGATCATGACGTCGCTCGTCTACGACTCGTCGTCCGGCATCGAGCAGGCCACGGCTTGGATGAAGTTCCTGTCGAGGATGCTCGCGATGGCGACGAGCTCGTTCATGGGCTACGTCATCGGGTGCCAGATGAACGACATCGACGCGGACTACATAAAGAAGAAATGCCTCGTGCACGACCGCTACTTCGAGGACTCCGAATTCAGGCCGAAGAGCCAGCAGGAGGAGGCCAAGGAGGAATTCATGGAGCGCGTCCGCGAGGAGACCCTGAAGATAGGGATGAAAGAAGAGGCCCGTGGGGGCGACTGACCCCTTTGCCGCCCGCATGGGCGAGGGGAGGCGGATTCCGCTTCCCCTTTTCATTTGCCCTTCGGGGGGGTTAAAATAGGCCATATGGAAAACAACGAAGTCAAAAAGGCGGGCGAGGCGGACGCCCAAAAGGAAAAGCAGGAGAGGGACAGGGCCCTCGCCAAGTTCTGGGGGTTCTTCGCCCTGTGGGCCTGCATGGCGGTGGTCGCCCCCGTGGCGTTCATCGTGTGGAGGTACGAATTGTTCACGCCGAAAACATCCTACCAGTTCGGCGGGTGGGGGTTCGTCGCCGTGGTCATCATAGCGGCGTTCGCGATAAGCGTGTTCCGCTACGTTGACAAGGGCATCCCAGGGTGGTCGATGCTCAAGCAGGTGCTCAAGGGGCTGTGCAGGGTCACGGTACCACTTCTAGCCCTGTACTTCGCGCTATCGTCCATCGCGAGCAACATCGAATTGTTCCTGCAGTCCCTGGCCGTGGTCACGGCCTGCGAGACGGCGGCGATACCGCTCAACCCATTGCCCAAGTGGGCTTGGGAGAAGAACAGGGAGGAATACGAGGGGATGCTCGACCTCGCCTTCAGGAAATACGACGAGCACAAAGAGAGGCGCGAGAAGCAGAAGGAGAGCAAGCGATGATAGTCTATTTCGGATTGGACGGCAGGCTGAAGGAGACCGTGTCGTCCTACACGCTCAGGGACTCGGGCGGCAACGAGCATACCTCGTTCGGCAGGCGCAAGGGAAGCGCAGGCGCAAACGAGATCCTGGCCATCTTCGAGGGCGGGGCTCCCACGAAGGGGGCTTTGGCCATCACGTACCGACTGCCGAGCGGGGAATTCTACGAGCCCGCCGACTTGGTCGTCGACAGCGCATTCACCGGATACATAGAATTCGACAAAACGCAGGACCTCAAATACCTCGAATACGAGAAGAGGTACGAGGTGGTCGAGTTCGACTTCCCGAAGGGATTGTTCCCGAGAGGGGGTGACGGGCTCTATTTGGCCACGATCAGAAACATCCAGGGCGAAACGATCATCCGCGCCTACGGCCTCATCACGTTCTCGGTCGAGGACTCGGCCGTGAAGCGCGACTCCTCCATCACCGAGAGCCAGTACGACTATTTGGTTTCGCTAATCGAGTCCTCGCCATTGTACGTCCGAAAGGCTGGCGACACGATGACGGGGCCTTTGAACGTTCCCGCGGGCACCACCGAGATGGGCGGGTCCACTGAAAAGGAAATAGCCAACAAGGCCTACGTTGACTCGGGGCTCGACAGGAAATTCGACAAGATGGGCGGAACCATCGGCGGGCTCGTGAGCGTTGATGGGAACATTACCGCCTCGGGTGACGTTACGTCCTCGGGCGGGTCTTTCATCTCGCCCCAAATCGTCTGGAACAGCCCGAACAAAATCCCGAACGCGAAAGACGCGACGGAATACTTCGTCAACAAAAAGCGCAACAACTTCTCCTCGGCCAAGGAGACCGTGGAGACCTTGGTGGACTTCCAAACCGCGCCGAAGTCCCAGCAGGAGCCGACCGTCTCCGACGATTTGGCCACCAAGGGGTACGTGGACAAAGCCATCGGCTCAGCAGGCGGATACAACATCGAGAACGGCTCGGGGGATAAATCCATCCAGCAGAGGGGAAATAAGGCTACTGGGGCGAATTCTGCGGCCTTCGGAATAGGAAACGAGGCGTCGGCCGTCGGCCAGTTCGTCGCTGGCAAATACGCCAAGGCCAGCAACGACGGCGTTTTCGTAGTCGGCTGGGGCACCGAAGCCGAGGGGGTTAACCTACTCGAAATCACACCTACGAGGGCCGTATTCAGCGGGAACGACTCTGGATACGAGCTTTCGGCCGCCTACATGAACTGCCTATCATTCCACGCGTCGTGGGGAACCATCGACGGTGATTTGACCGTCTCTGGAACGCTGTTCGCCCAAACTTTCTCGAAGGTAGAGGCGGAGACGCTGTCCACGAAGAAGAACACCATAGGGCTAGCGCAAGGCAACAAGGCGGCGATTCCCGGCTACATCGGCCTATACGCCGAGAAATACGACGGGGAGAACTACGGGGCGCTCGTGTGGGACAGCACTGGCACGGCATACGTCGGGGACGCCTCGGTCGACGAGAACGGCGTGGTCAGCGACCCGAACAAGCAATTGCAGCCAATCCTCACGAGGGTGGCCAGCTCCGAAATGGACGCGACCCCTTTCGGCCTCATCGCGTGGAACCCGTTCACTAAGACGGCTTACAACTCGGGGAAAATGGCCCAGACGATTCCAAGCACGCAGGGGGGCAACTCGTGGTCGGGCCGCCAGTCTTTCGGGGAAGGCGGATTCGGCCTCAACCCCGTCGGCGAGGACAACAAGGAAATCCTTTGGTTCAGCAAAGACCTGAACAACAAGCTCCTCATGAAGGCCAACGGGCAGGAAGTCCAGTTCCAAGACGCAAAGGGCGGTGTGGTAGCGTACCTATCCGACTTGGACGGATTCATCACGAAGGCGTACGCGGACAAGGAATACGTGCAAATCGACAAGGAAAACAGATTCTCAACGGGCGGTATCGAGTTCATGCTCGGCACGAAATTGATGGCCGAGGAGATATACGGTGGCGTGCTTGGCGGAGATAGCATCGTGACCATCTACCCGAGCGGAGACAAGAACGATGAAGGCGTTGTATTTGCTTCCGCTGGCACACATATCCAAGCAGGCCCAAATGATTCTGGGATTTTGCCGTTCACGGGGATGTACTTCGGTGCTGACATCTTTGGCGGAGGGGATTTGTCCGCGATGAATCCAGCGTGGAAATCGGTCTACGGCATGATTTCCGCTTACCAAAGCCAATGGAAATTGCTACAAGGCGGTTTCGATGCTTTGGGCTTTGTTAACTCGAAGTCGGCATTGGAGCGCGCCTCTGCACCGAACCCGTCCTATTTGACCCTATTCTCAACCCATGGTCAGGTAAGATGGTTCGACATGGCAGGAAGCTCCCAATACGATTACCAACTTCCCAAGAAGTCTGGCACAATCGCTTTGACGAGCGACCTATCGGAAGCGGGCACTTCCGTCACAATCAGGAGGTGGTGATTATGGCGATGTACTTAGGAAGCAAAAAAGTCGCGGTTACGAACACCGTGGAGAAGCAAGTGCAAGTGACATCGATGAAGCCTTTCTTCGATGCTGGTGGGCGGTGTGCGAGTAGCACGGCAACCTCCTTTGAAGGGTGCTGGCAATTTGATGACACCTCGACTGTGACGGATATGAGTTTGATGTTCAATTATTGCTCTAACATTACTACCGTACCACTATTTGACACATCTAATGTGACGAACATGAGCCAGATGTTCAGTGATTGCGCCAGACTTGCAACCGTTCCACAATTCGACACATCGAAAGTGACGAATATGCAGTTCATGTTCAACAGTT